ATGTGGGCAATAATGCGCGAGCTTTACGAACTGACAGGAAATGAAATGTATAATTTAAAACCAAAATAAACATGAACACGTTTACACACAAAGAAGGAGCGGGCTCGCTCTTCAAAAACGAAAAGAAAACGGCCGAAAATCAGCCCGACTACCGAGGCGAAATAATGTTAAAAGGCGAAACGCTTGTTATTGCTGGCTGGGTGAAAGAAAGTAAAACGGGCAAAAAATTCGTAAGCCTGAAAGTAGAAGCCCAAGGCCAACGAGCCGAGGCCAAAACCGCAACCCCTGAAGCAAAAAACGACGATATGCCTTTTTAAAAATGAGCCTGAAAACGTTAATCGAGCAACTAGATTCGATAGCCTCAAACTACGACGAAAAAAACGTGCAAATGAGCGACGGCCTCCGTAATTACTTACGGGGGCTTCGCCAAGCACGACACCTCGCCCAAAATCTTTTAGACAAAGAATTTTGAAAGCCTTAAACTTTAATAAAGCCCTTTTGGAAGAGCTCGAGATTAGAACCCTTAGGGCTGAGCGGCGCCACCTTTATAATCAGCTTTTAGAAATCGATTCGCGCGACGGCATGAAATACGTGAACATAGCGCACCGCCTCGATATAATCAATAAAAAACTGTTCAAACTGACAGGAAACCCAATTTACCGCTGAGAAATTTTAACAAATTTTAACAAAATAAATTTGGTGTAGCAGTTTTGCTACATGTATATTTGCCCCACAATAACACACAAAAACATAAATCAATGATAAAATTAGTAAAAGACAGCCAAAGTAGAATAACAAGATATGGAATTAAATGTTTTCATCTTGTTAATGGTTTTAAATGTTCGGCATTTGCACACGCGGAAAAAAAAGGAAATAAACTCGTAATAAGCGAATCATTTAATAATTGTATAGACGCTAATGGACAAAGCATTACAGGAATTTACAAAATTATAACAGTTGGAACGGGCAAAATAGCAGAGGTAATTTGCGAAAAATTGTAGGTAATTAATTGAGGGGCGCGACTCACCAACGCGCAAACCAAAAGGCCCGAAAGGGCTTTTTTTTATACCTCGAAGTGAGGCAAATCTTTAAAGCTTCGCCAATCGCCGCCCCACTTTATAAGTCCGTTAAAATTGGCTTTAATAATAGCCGCAAATTTGGCGAATAACTGAGGCGACCAATCTAACTTATCTTCTGAGTCCTTAAATGCGATATCGAAAGCCTGAGCGGGGTAAACGTTATGTTTTCCGCCCTTGCGAATATTGGTTACAATCTTTCCTGGCTTAGTTCGTCCCTTTGCGTATAGTTCCGCTTGCTCTTCATTCGTGCGAAAAGTACACGTTAAAAAGGGCTGAGGCAATTCGGGGTAATTTTCGCGCCATTCATGAACGGCCAAAGTGTACGCCCGTTGCAACCTGTAATCGAGGTCGGTTACTTTACGGCTTGGCATCGCTAAAGAGTTTTTTATCTTTCAAGTGTGAGCCCCGAGAGCTCCCCACGTAATAAGCAAAAATAGAAGTCCCAATAGATAACACGCTTCCGAAAGTCATATCGGCTAGCCGCTGGTTTTCGATAGGAATAACGATAAAAATTAGGCTCAAAACCACGCCAACGGTTAGCAGTAAGCCAACGATAACCACGGCCCCAAATAGCCAATCTCTTTTACCCGTCGCATTCAAAAAGGCGGCCTCACGAACTCGGGCGGAATCGCGGTCGCTTACCTCGGTTTTATAATACTCAAGCTCGGTTGTCATATCGAGCCGAGTCATTTCGAGTTCAAAATTTAGCCGCAACTTTTCGAACTCTAAAGCTAGGGCCCCGTGTTCGTCCGATTTGTGACTTTGCCCATTCAGGAAAGCCCCCACAGTTTCGAGTGCCTGAATTCCCGTAATATCGCCCGCAATTTCGAGTATATCGCCCGCGACGGGTTTCACTTTGTCGCGTACAAAAACGCCGAATTTCGAGCCTTTAATTCGCTCGCCTATGGGTTTTTTATCTTTCTTCTTTTCGCTCATTTCTTAGGCATGAAAAACGAAAGAATACCCGTGAGAATTCTTTTGTAGTTAGCCATGACGTAAATAAAGATTTTTTCACCCATGAGCGTCGAAACGGGAACCGCCCAACTAGCTTCGGACTCGAGGCCGTTATTGGCACAATAAACCGAGGTTAGATAACCCGAGAAAATAGATAAGCCAACAACGGCTATCCATTGAATAACGGTAATTGTTCTTTTCATGTATAGCTCATATGATATTTTCCCCATTACCCCAATTAGTACCCCGAAAACCCAATTATTGAGGTCACTAAAAAACTCCGCCAACCCGTTAAAAAAACTCATTTCTTTTTAGTCTTTAGTATTAGTTGTTTCTCGTATTTCTTAAGCGCGATTAACTGCGCTTTCTTTTTCTCGTTCCTTTTCATATTACGGAATTTGATTAATACGCCTGTCGCCATAGGTACGGCTCGAAGCCGTATTTCCCGAGCTGAATAAATAACTTTGTGAACCCTTTTTTATTGATATCGGGCAACGCTGAGGCCAAACGTTGTTAGTGTATTCGGGGAATAAATGAGAGTTTGCACACAAATAATCCACCATTAAAGAAGTATAGTGCTCGGCGTTTTGTTGCCACCTAGCGAGCTGGTCTTTAAATACCACGTCCGCCACGGGTGTAGTATCGTCTGAGGTTCTTTGCACCATAGTACCGTTATCGACTTTATAGGTAAGCGATGGGGCCGCCTCGACCATTGTCCACCACATAACCACGCGGCGGGCGTAATCGTCCACTAGCGTTAAATAATCGCCCGACAGCGTATTGTTTTCGATATCGCTTTTAATTTTTTCGTATAGGTTCGTTCCTAAATATGGAGCTAAATATTTGTCTTGAGCCAAATAAATAGACGGATAAAGTAAGTTAGGGTCTACCGCCCCGTTTACGGTTGTGTACTTTTTAATATACACGTCGTTTATAATTAGAACCTCCATAGCTTTTTAATTTTAGCGTCTATAATTTTTCCCGTCCTTTCCATACACGGGGTTCGTTTCTAAAAATCCGTTATAATCTTGGTCGACAGGTAGCAAGCTAACGCGTATATCGTTGCGAACCACGTAACCCATTTTTTCCGCTCTCCTTACCGCGATTTGTTGGGCGTCGTTAGCGAGCGGGTTTATTCCTTTCGCATTAATATAAACCTCCTTTTGCCAAAAATGGTGGCAATTGCCGCCGCCTTTGTAGTAAAATATATTGTAATAATCCGTCCCGTTTGGCCCCCATCCTGGGTTAACTCTTTTGCCCTCCATTGCCTCAATATCTTCTTTCCTATACAGCTTATCCGCGCTCAGCATTTTGGCGCAAAATGGGCGGTTGCTTGAGGCTTTCCCCTTGTATCGGTAGCGCGTCATAAAAGTAACGCCCGCGTAGTTTGTAGAATCTTGGTCACTCGGTGCCATTGGTTTAGCCGAACCCGTCGAAACCGCTAGTTCGTGAGCCTCGATTTTAACGAGCTCCTCGTTTTCTAAATCGTCGTTTTCGTAATCGACCTCGTAACTATCAATTAAAATATAGCCCTCGGGGGCGTCAGTTCCTAACGAAATTAATTCGTCGGCTATTTCGCTCGCTAAATTTTCGCGCTCTATTCTTTCAGCCATACGCGCCGCCCAATCGCGCCCAGCGTCACCGCCCCACAGTTCCCAAGCGATACGCCCCGCGCTAGGGTAACCCTCCTCGCCTTGGTTCCAACCGCTCGCCTGTTTGTCGACGGCGTGGCGGCTAAAATAACTATTCATTCGCTGTATAGTTTCAACTGAAAGATTACGCCCGTTTGAAATATCGCGAGCCCTAGCCACTCCGACCTCGGTTCCACCCCTGTTATATTCGGCCCGCCATTTTAACCCCAATTCGGCCGCCGCTTTCATTTCATTCGTTGGCTCGAATGAGTCCGCTAGATTTTCGCAGTTACAAAACTTTTTTTTTTCGTCCTCAGCCATTACGGGAGCGGCTGGGGCGGGAATTTCCGCCGTAGTCGCGGGGGCTTGCATCAGAGGCGAGTTTGGAATTACCGTAATGGTCAATCCAGGCATTTCAAAGCCCAAAACCTCCTCGAAACTTTTAGCTATTTTATTTTGAGCGGGTTGAATTACTTGGTTTGTGAAGATTTCCAAACCGACCGCCATTTCGTCTTTATTAGAACCGAAACCGCCGCCCGTGTCGCGTATTCCAAAAATCAAAGGAGTAACCACGCGGTGAGCAACCATGATAAGCGAGGTCGATTCTTTCGAAAGAAACTCGTATTGTTTGTCCGCGTCGCTGAGCGGAAAAGTAGTAATCTCAGGGCGCGGCGTGTCGCGCTCGTTAAACGTCATTATAAATTTACCCGCGTTTCTAGCCCCTGTTAATTGGCGTTCCCAATCTCTTTTTATTTGTTGCTGTTCGTCGGGAGCGGGCGCACCTTGAAAAAGGCTCACTATCATTGAAGGGCTTAGCCCGTTCATGATATTATTAACGTGGTAAACGCTGATTTCTTTCGCGAGCTCAATAGAATTTATTGCGCTGTAATAATCAGGACGCGGGTAAAAGTTAGAACCCGCGTAATTGAAACAATAATAAACCTGGCGCGGCTCTTCGGCCTTGCTCATTACATTGTAAATCGGTATAAACTCGGGTTTATTTCTTTTCTTTCGCGTATTGGCCCAATCGTTAGAGTGATAAACGCCACAAATTTCCTCCTCTTCGCCCGTTACCGCTAGGCGGCACTCTTCAAATGGCAAATGCCTCATTTTGGCCACGTTTTCGCGGTCTACCGTGTAAATAACTTCAATGTAAAACCCGCCGTATAATTTCAAGTCATTAGAACACCCGTAAAAAACGTCGTAGGCTTTCAGTTCCTCTAGTCTTTTGTTATATACGCCCGCTTGCAACCCTTTGCCCGCTATCATTTCGCCAATAGAAACGCACAGCGAACCATGAACGGCCCCCGTTTGCGCTAATTCCCTGAGGTATTGGGGAAATAAATTGTCTACTCCATAGCTTACCCAGCCTGAGCGGTCTAATTTCTCGGCCGAACTGCGAACCGTATAGTCGGCTAGTTCTAATCTTTTGACTTGGTTAGGGGTTTCCATTATAAATAATATCGTCGGTTATAGTTATCGAAGGAACGTCGTAATACTGAGTCGAATTAACGAGCTCGATAGTGCCTATTTTGCAAAGGCCCACAACAGCCGCGTTATTCGGGTCTAAATTTACGGCTGAATTTTGCCCGTAAACGTAGTAGCGATAACGGCCCTGTAAAGTTAGGCCGACCGTTGTTACCGTTAATTGGGTTATTCGTTGGTTTTCGAGCACAATAGCGGGCACTTGGGCTACGCTATCGCCCGCGGTTGAATTCTCTTCGTGGGTTATAATTAAAAGAAAATGAGTAAACGTAGCGGCGAAGTATTGCCGCGTTTCGTTTAAAGTTAATCGGAGCGTTTGCCCCGCGAGATTTGTAGTTAAATAATTCATTTTATTAAAAAGGGCGGGCAATTATACCCGCCCCGTTTAAATGTATAACCCTCTTAACCTGAATAGAATTAATAAGCTGGGTCGACGGTAATCGTAACAAAGTTATCGAAAGGCGTCGCCGTGTAGGCCTCCAAAAAGTCGGGTTGTCCTGGCTCTTGAGCGTTTACCGTAATTTGGTATCCGTTCAAATCGCCTTTAGCCTTTCCTGACTGATAAGAGCCCGTAGTTAAAAACGCTCCGTCGGTACGGCCAACCATCAAAATTTGGTCGTCATACAAACGAACGAAAACCGCGAGTTTCGCTTTGCTCATATTCTCGAGCTCTTTTTTCTTATCGTTTGAAAGTTTGCCCAAGGTGAGCTCGACCGTTTGGTCGTAATATAGCGTCCCGTTCTCGAGGTTAGCAGTTGGAACGACAGTAAGGCCGCCCGTGTTGCGGTTTGGTTGATAGCGGAATATAGTAGCGGTTGGAAGGCCGTCGATTATTCCGTTTGCATCTAGAGTTATTCCGCTTTGGAAGTCCTCCCAATTACAAAAGAAAACCTCTTTAACGCCGCCGACGCCCTCGTTACATTCGAGCAAAAAACCTGAAGTTAATAAACAAGGCATAGTATTATATTTTTTAAAATGGGGGCTTTTACGCCCCCGTTATTTTAATTAGAACCAAGTACCGTAGGCCGCGATTTCGTTACCAAAACCGAACTGAGCACCCGCGAAGAATTTAGCAGAGAAACGAACGTTGTCCTCGGCGAATTGGCCCATATCTACCAATTGAATATTATTCCAATCAGCCAAGACGTTAGTACCAAACCAAAGATTTGATTTCTGAGCCATAATGATAGTATCGTCAGGCATGCCACCACACACGGCCAATTGATAACCGAGGTAAGATTTAGGCATCTCAGGGCCGCCGTAGGTATACCAACCATTACCCGCCGCCGCGCTCACTTGCATAAACGCTTCCCAAACGTTTTGAGAAATGTAGATAGTAGGCTTCTCGGTTGCACGCTTAACAGCCGTTGGCAAAAGAGCCACGGTCGCCGCAATTTTAGAAATTACGTTTGTGTTATCGATAGCCACGGGAGTAGGTACGAAAAGAACACCCGAACCGCCCGCGTTAAATTGCGTCAACAATCCGTTATATTCAGTACCTGGGTTAGCGGTTGCGTCGCCCGTCCAAACGAGCTCCTCGTTCTTTGCCGCCATACCCTCGAGCATGTTAGCAATAAGCGTATCGGCCAACGCTGGCTCGATTTCGCCGCGCTGAAAATCGCCCGCCGCCCAATCGTTCAAGAAATCATTTTTACAAATGTTACGTTGAACTTGGAATTTTGAAAGGGTCAAAACGCGCTCGGTAATAGTTACCTCACCTAGTGGCGTAAAGTCACAGGTTGGCTCTTCGAAAGTGATATCGTCAACGAGTTTCTTTACAACCTGTTTGTAATCGATATTTTCTTTAACAGTCAAATATTGAAGGCTTTCGTTAGCGAGGAAAGCCGCTTTAATGTACTCCCCCGCGTATTTACCCGCGTAGGTAGTGGTAAGGCTCATAGTAGTTGCCATAATCTTTTTACTTTTTTATTTTTTAATATTTTCTATATTCTTTTGGATTCTTTCTTTCAGCGTCATTTGAGAAAAACTTTTTTCTTTTTTCTCAGTACCTAAAACCACTTTAGTAGTCGGCTTATCCTTTACGCTAGTGATTGCGGGTTGCTTTTTAACCGCGCTCAATTCCGCCTTTACCGCGCTCAAATTTTCGGCTGTTTTAGCGGCCTCATTTTTAGCGTTAGATAATTCGGTTTCGAGTTGGGCTTTCTCACCCTCAAGGGTTGAAACGCGCTCGCTTAGTTTGTTGATTGCGCTCAACAAATCGTCGGAAGTCATTTCGACCTCCTCGAGCTCAGGAATACCCATCTCGGCTATTTGGCCGAGCTCGTTAACGTCGATAAATTCGCCCGTTTCGAGTTCGTAACGCCCAGCGGCGGCCGCTACTTTGTTGCCCTCTTCGTCCTTAGTATAAACGTCGACGCCAATAGCGAAAGAATCCGCGCTCGTAAATACGGGCGTCCCATCCTTTAGACG